CATGATATAAGTGATAGATTCTTGATGAATTATGCGTTCCGTCGTTTTCAACCAGACATTGTTATACACATGGCCAGTTTCCCAAGACAAAAAGTTGTCAATGCTGATCCTCCAAAAGGTGCCAGGGTGATGAGCGAAGGATTGCTCAATTTATTAGAAGAATCAAAAGCACACAAAGTGAAAAAATTTCTTTACATTAGTAGTAGCATGGTTTACGGCGATTTCAAAGATGATGTAACGGAAGATGCTATTTGTTGCCCTCAAGGCCAATATGGCATTATGAAACTTGCAGGTGAATGGTTAGTAAGGGACTACACTCGCAATTGCGGTCTAACACACACCATCATTCGTCCAAGTGCGGTATATGGTCCACTGGACGTTGAAGATCGTGTTATCGCTAAGTTTATGCTTACTGCTATGCGCGGTGGTACACTCAAAGTCAATGGTGCTAATGAGACATTAGACTTCACCTATGTTGATGACGCTGCTAATGGAATTGTGGCTGCCGCACTTAGTGACAATACTCATAATAAAACATATAATATAACTAAGAGTCATAGTCGCACATTACTTGATGCTGCCGAACTTGCTGTAAAAATTGTAGGTAAGGGTAGTATTGAAGTGCGCGGCAAAGACGCAGACTTTCCAAGTCGCGGTGCATTGAATATTGATGCAGCACGTAGAGATTTTGGATACGATCCTAAAGTTGACGTAGAAGAAGGATTCGAAAAATATTATGAGTGGCTCAACAATAGCCCATTTTGGTCTAGCAAGACAGTATAAAAATCTCAAAGCAGAATTATTAGAAGCCACTGACTTAGTATTACGCAGTGGCGAACTAATGAATGGCAGTTATACCGCTGCCTTTGAAACATGGCTTGCTATTAGAACCAATACAACCTTCGCATTGACGGTACATAGTGGTACACAAGCATTAGAAATAATTGCACGTTGGGTGCGTAAAACATCTGATGATAATCATGATCACCCACCTATAGTCAGAATACCTAACATCACCTATGTTGCTACGCTCAATGCCTTTGCTAAATCAGGGTTTGTAATTGAGTTAGTTGATACAGATAAAAATGGTTTGATGCAACCTGATCGTGAAAACTTATTAGCTAACTTTACTAAGTTTTCATGTAATGTAGGACTATACGGTGCTAACCCAACATTACAGGCTGTTACTGGACATAATTATAATGATGTAGTAGACGGCGCGCAGCACTGGCTTGTTGCTGATAATGTCGGTGCTGGTATGGCTATTAGTTTTGATCCCACAAAGAACTTGCCTGCTAGCGGTAATGGTGGTGCTATCGTCACTAATGATCGTGAATTGTATGAATACGCTTATAGTTATCGTAGCAACGGTAAACCAGATCATGAAACTACAGGTACTAACAGCAGAATGAGCGAACTTGATTGCGCACACTTGTCAGTACGTGCCAACTATATTGATAAGTGGCAGTGGCGTCGTAAAGAAATTCGTCATTACTATTTGGATGAGTTACGTAATGTAGATGTTCGTTGTTTGAGCCGCGACCATCTAGTACACGCTGATCAAAAGTTTGTTGTGTACACTGATAAACGAAATGAACTACAGCAATACCTAACTGATGTAGGTATAGAAACTAAAATTCATTATGCTAAAGCACTAAGCGAATTGCCCGTTGCTAAACACATATATAGTAAGCCTGATATGTTGAGCGTAAGTGTAAATCTAACAAGAGGTTTATTGAGTTTGCCTATCTACCCCGAACTAAGCGACGGAGAAGTTGAATTTGTTGCCGGTAAGGTAAAAGAATTCTTTCAATCTTGAGTCATAATCTAGTATTATTTTTTGAGTTTTGGTTGACAGTTGCTCTAACGCACTAATTGCATTTTGCTTTTGTGGCATGTTCTCTGTATCATAGTTGAAGTCTAAATCTTCATATTTTATTACGTCACAACCTGTTTTATCTAGTTTGTGCCAAAACATAATTCTTTCAAATAGATTTTCTAATACTTCAAAAGCAACATCTATATTTTCATATGTTATATTTTGATTAGTTGGTTTCCATTGTTGTGTAGCATATGCTAGTGCGTAGCTTGACATTTGATTTACGGTATTTTCTCTATATAAAAAAATATTTTTATCTGCCTTTTCAAACAAATAGTTATAGGACTTTTCTGACATAGGAGCAACGTGGTTATGCATTACTAAAGAAATTTTTGTATGATTGTGATTCTCTAACAATTCTATCCTGTAATTTTCTTCTTCTTCGGGATTTCTTGTTCTTTTTCCAAAAACTACCTTTGCTTCAATACTTTGCTTCAACTGATCATAATAATAGTATGGGTAAGATCCTCCTGCTTTATATTCATAAAACCAATCACTATCTCCGTGATAATTTATTAGATGATAGTGATTTAGATATTGCGAAATACGTTTAGCAATAGGGTTTAGTTTTTTATGCTGATGTAGAATATAGGCAGAGTACCAGTTACTACCGGTTCTAGGAGTGCTCCATATATTGATAATCATTGTTCTTTGCTTATATTATCGAAAATTTCTTTCTGTTGCTTGTACCATTCTTTCCAAGCACTATTTTGAGCAGCGCACATATGGTACTTACTATAGTTACCTACAACAGTTTTTAGAAACTCACTGAATAGTACTTTGTCCTTACCGATCTTTTCTAGTTTCTCGCAATCTGCTAATAATATTTCAGGGGCTTCCGGGAATTTAGCAGTAACAGGTACGGTAGTCGCACAACCAGAAAGTGTAATTGCTACGCAAAATAGTAGTAGTTTTTTCATTTAGTTTCCCCTTCCTGCTTGATTACTGTGACTGTGTTTTCTGGCGGAGCCTCATTGCTTGCTGACATATCATGTGCTTTGATTGCTACTTCTGGAACAGTACAATTACTGTCAAATACTTTCACTTCTCTATCTATATATTCAACGACTTTGGCACCCTTGACTTTGATGTATTCTTTCTCTGTAACTACTTTTTCTACGATTTGAGTGTTGACAACTGCTGCTTTAGCCTGTGCTTCAGCAACTTTAGCTTCCATCTCTTTTACACGTAGTTCCCATTTTGCTTTTTCAGATAATCCACCCTCTAAATAGACTCCCAACGATAATAGTAGTAGACTTATAATCTGTATAGGTAGTTTGTATTTTCCGATAAAGGGCAAGAATCCTAGTACGAATCCTGCTATTGTACCGATCACACCTGCTAGAAATATGATGTGAACGAATGTTTCAGGTAACCAATTGATTATCCACATATGAATATATTTATGCTAAATACTAGTAGGAGTCCCGAATATGGCAATTCAGTTAGTAAATGTTGGAACTTTACCTAATGACGGAGAAGGTGATCCGTTACGTACAGCGTTCCAAAAAATAAACAACAACTTTGTTTACCTACAGCAAACTAGCGCAAATATTACTAGTGCTGTTACATTAGATGATGCTCCTGAACAAGTCATTTTCGAATATCCCGCTAACGAATTTACAATGGGTCTTATACAAATCAAGAGTTACAGAGAAGATAACAATGATAGTCAAATGGTGTTTTTAGGAGCACAAACTTATAATGACCTGACAGACGTAAAATACACCGTATATGGAATTACTAATGTAGGTAATTGGCTTACACAATATGATATGGATGTGTTCAACGGTAATGTTCGTATACTAATAAATCCCCTACAAAATGTAGTAATAAATCATTTTATAAGTTATCAAATAACATTTGAGGGTGATTTGGGTGTAGGTGTTCCTATGATAGCAGAAAATGGCGACGGTATTGTTACCGAAACCGGCAACGTCTTTATTACCACAGAAAATTAAAATGCGCGCCAGAGAATTTATTACAGAGCAGAAACTTTCTGATGTTCATGATGCATTAGAAGTGGTAGCAACTTCACTGCCTAATACATACGTAATTCCTGAATTGCAGAATCAAGATTTCTATAGACAGTATAGATTCGGTGTTGCCATAGCCGCAGTACGTAGCGAAGAAGGTAAAGACAATGTATATCAAAATACAAAACATGAGTTCAAATCTGAATCAGATTGGGGAGAAAATCAGATAGTATCTTCATATGATCCTAATCTTCCCCGTGTGCTAGATAAGGCTCTCAAAAAGGTAGGGGTCAGCGGAAAAAAGGCAGTGAGTACTAAACATAGTCATGAAGTAGAAGATACCTATAAAACTTCCCCCGTAAAACCATTCAAAGGTTATCCAAAATGAGAGCAAAAGAATTTATAAAAGAAAGCGACTCTAAAACAAGAGCTAAAACCATGAAGCGTTACCAGCAATCAAGTACTGGACTTAATACTTTTGGACGAAGCAATTATGATAACACTTATGATCTAAACAGAGTTATGATGGCAGTAGCTATGACTGATGGAAAAGTCAAACCAGACTTAGATAAAGAAAGTTGGGCTGCAAAATATAACACTGCTCATCCTTACACTTACGTAGAACAAGAGATGCTTGAATTAGCGTATGATGCAGCAGGTATACCTTTTGAAGATTTGAATGCCGGCGACGTAAGAAGTAAAGAAGTAAGTGACACACAAAAACAAAGTCCGATCAAACCATTCAAGGGATATAAAAAATAATTAACTGTCTTTTACGTGAATAAGTATTGCTAACAGTACACAGGAATTCACATGAAAGACCTTATTGATATCAATCAAACTCTTGATTTAGTAAAACTCAAACTTTATAATGAATGGCTCTATACCGCTCACATTTATGATGAGGGTGATAGCAAAATGCATGAAGGTCTAACTGCTAAGGTTGTTGAGCAGTATATTGACCCACTCAATTTGCCTAAAGATGCACACATTCTTGATCTTGGATGCGGTCCTGGTTATTTTCTAGACGAGATGAAAAAACGTGAATACACCAATATATTTGGTGTAACACTAAGTCCGGGGGATATCAAGGTATGTCAAGATAAAGGGCATACGATCAAAAAATATGACCTTTCATTCTTACCTCAAAAAGATGGTTATTATGATGAAAGCGTAGATTTTATCTTTTTGCGTCATGCATTAGAGCATAGTCCATATCCTATCTTTAGCTTGATGGAATATAATCGTGTTTTGAAGCAGGGTAGTAAGATTTATATCGAAGTACCTGCCCCTGCATGTGATCGCAAGCATGAGTACAATCTAAATCATTATAGCATATTAGGACAAGATCAGCTTATTGCACTTTTGATGAGAACAGGATTCAAAATTGAGACTTTTCAAGCTGTAGAATTTGGAATTGCTATTCCAAACGTGACTAACGAAGATGGCTCATTAAAAGAGTTCAAAGAGAAGTACTTCTGCATACTTGCCACTAAAGATCGTCCATTAGACATCAAGTAATATTGACTTGTATATTACAAAAAATAGGGGCTTAGGTCCCTATTTTTATATATGAAAAAGCATAAATAAATATACAGACGACCAACATAAGGAGACTGGTATGAAATCCAGTGAAATTTTAGGTGCATTAAGGGATCTAGTTGATAAGATAGCAAAGGATGATGCCACTCCGGTTGTCAATGTTTATCCAGCAGAGAAGCGTTTCGTAAGTGTAGAAGTTCCTAAAACTCCACAAGACTTAGCCGACAAAGAACAGGATAAAGAGTTACCATTGAATACAATGGTTCCTCCATTACAACAAAAGATCG